GGCATTTAACAGTTCCACTTCCTTAATGCTTTGTTGATACGACTATTAGGGTTACGCGCTGTTTTCTTACTGGTCAACTTCTTCTTCATGCCCTTCATTCTAGCACAAAAACTTTTACGCCTAGCGGCAGCTTTCGGTGACTTCTTAGCTTGGCTCCTAGACACAGGTGGCTTGAGGTTCATGCCCTGACGTTTAGCTGACGCTCTTCCTTTAGCGTTTAAACCGCCAGATTTGCTCTTGCCAGCCTTCCTTTGCCACGCAGGGGTCTTAGCCATCACTCAACGCCCTCATCCTGTCTACGAGCCTTCTAGCGCGATTAGGAACTTGTGTGTACCAACGGCTATCTACCATTTCGTCAGCAGCTTTATCCCAATCCTTTGCATCAACCCCAGATTTCATGCCCTTAAAAGCACTAAGGCGAGGTCTACCCATGTTAAACATCATGTTAGCAATGATATGCTGGCACTCTTCTGGAAGCTCATCAAAGTCTGGATAAAGAACCTTGCACTCATCAACAGTAACGGCAATGTCCAGAGCGAATAACTGACGCACTCGCTCTTGCTCAACAACTGTACCGACAGGCTGACCATGTTCTTCATCGTTTTCAGTAATCAAGTGACCCACGCCAGTCGTGCATAGACCTAAGTGATCCAAATAAATTTCATATTTGCACCCTTCATCTTCTGCAATTTCCTCACGCAAACGATCCTTGTTCATTACTTCTTCCGCTTCTTAGCAGTCTTTGCAGATTGCTTAAAGTTTTTTGCTGTAGGCGCACCCTTGCTTCCAACCTTACGCATTTTCTCTTTAGAGCCAGCAGCGATACGCTTACGCTTGGCATGGATGTTGGCATATAAACCTTTTTTCATTTCGTTAATCCTTTTGCTTTTTCAAAACTGCGCATCCCACCTAATCCCAATAAACCTAATAATACAGTCATAAGGCTATCCATGTCAAAAGCAGGATAAGGTACAGCTTCTATTCCCATGTAGGCTGTCACTACATCCATAGTGGGAAAAACTAAAAAGTGAGCAAACAAAGCTAGGCTACAGCACCAGCCAACGCTAGGCCGCCAGCCCGACACAAACAGGTTTTTTGATTTGGCCTCTTCAGCATTTATCGCCAACTGGCCTTTCGCTAGTTCCTGTGCGTGGTTGTCTGCCATTGTCGCTAGATCGTGGGCTAACTTGTTCTTCTGATCCTTGTCCTCTATGAACTTGTCCAGTAATCCTGTCACTGGCCCTATCAACGCTTGCAACATTTTGCCTTCTCCTATTTGCTAAAGCCTGTGCTTTAGTTGTGTGATTGTGCATACCCCACATCATCTTGTTAACATCCCACCCGCTAGTTTCCGACACTCATATCTGACTGGCTTATGTGATTTCATATAACGATTAATATCACCAGCCATCTCTAACGCTCTGGCCTTACATCTAGCCTCAGTACCAAACCACTGCTGCCCTTCCAAGACTACACATTGATCCATGTTTGCTATAAAGCAAGCTGTTACCAAGGCTTGCCACATTACTTAGACTCAAGCATAAATTTTATTCTAGCAACTTCAATTTCTAATTCATGGACTTTCTTTTTTGCCTCTTGAACGGATGCTGGTGGATTCCAATTATCAATCCACTCATCATTCTCTTCTACCTCTTGCATGGTTAGCTCAAGGTTATGCTCAAGAAAAGCAATACGCTCAACCAATCCAAAATAAACCCAGACAGATACACCAGTAAAAGCAATCATGCTGATAAGGTTGCGGAGAGGTATCGTAACCTCACTAGCCTCGTTTAATCTTGTCGCTGCGGTTTTCATTTCCTATTCATCCAGGCTGTTGTACCCATGTAAGCACCTACAATACCAGCACCACTGATATAAAATAAATTAGATATATCTGACAAAGCTGTAACTCTGTCTAACGGTATGAAAAACATAGACAAAGTAAACACACCCATTGAGATCAAGGTGTATCTAGCCATCCTAAGTTGTGCCAAATGTTTACGGAGATTATCTTCTGTTGCTTTTATTTCTTTAACGTGCATCAGTTCAGCGTCGCTGACGATACCGTCGCCATCCTCATCATACTCAGCAAACTTAGATTGTTTCTGTAATTTCTTTTGCATCAAACGCAACCGTTGCTATTGCCACACTAAACATTAAAAACATAAACAAACCTATCACTACAGCTATTAAAAAAAACACACCAATACCAATTTTCACATTATCCATTAACTCTTGTTGTCTTAATCTCTCCATCTTTCTAGCTTTAGCCGCTGCCTCTTTGGCTTCTTGTATACGCCTTGCTCTCTCTGTTAAAATGCCAGCCCATGTTCCGTGACCAAAGCGCATATCAACCATAGTAGCTACTTCTTGTAGCTGTTCGGCAGCTAAACGTGCGTTAATGGTTTCCATTGCCACACTTTCAACACCAAACTGATCTGCTAAACCACCGCCAGACTTCTTGTTTCGTAACGCTTGTGTTTCTTTTTCGCCTCTAAACAGGTCATCTATCTGCCCAGCTATCTGCCCTATATCTTGGCACGTTGATATATTATTTTTAATAAAGTCAACTGAGGCTTTGACTAAGCTAATGCCAGTGAGAACTTCAGCAACTACCATTTTATTTCTTTTCTAAAACACGATCTAATTTTGATTCCAATCTTACCATTGCTTCACTAAGTCTAGTGATCTGATCTGACACCTCGCTACGACTAGCATAGTCCTCTCTAGTCCTGTTAAGTAATATCTCTATGCGCTTAACTTCACCGCTAAGAGTGCTTGCCCAATACCCAAAGCCAAGAACCAACACACCGATCAATCCATCTATAATATGAACTAAATCCATTATATTGCATCAGGCCAGTCAGCAATTGGCGCAGGGTCGCCAGTCAGCTCACCATCACTATCAACAGGCGTATCGTACAACGCCATAAACGCAGCAAGGTCAGACGCATTAGTTATAGCTGTACCAATACTATTGCTGGCGGTGCGAACAGCAGCCCTGTAATTTGTAACGGTTGAAGGTACAGAATAAGACTCAACCTCTGTTGCTTTAATAACTTGCCAATCATATGGCGCAAGCAACCCAGCCGCTTGGGTTTTAGCTACAGCTATAGCTACAGACTTGAGTCCGAGCGTAACAAGCTGGTTGCCATCAATGTCCTTGATTGCCTTACCATCCTCATCAACTTCATTCACATCAGTAAGTGAGCGAGGGATCAAACTGCCATCAGAATTACGCCCCCAATAAAATCTATTATCATAGGGAGTTTCACTAGCTGGCGGGTCATCCCACGTGATACCGATGGCAGATTTTTCATCTGAACTATAACGCATCCAGACTTTAGAATACTGTGTACCATCTGTGCCAGTAAACTCTTTGCCTACTCTGAGCGTGGCTCCGTTGTATTTCCACGGCATTAGTTTCTCCTATCGTGCATTAGCGAATTTAAAAGGCTGTTCAGCGAAAGCTATGAATATGTAGTTTGCACCACTGTCATTGTGATAACCAGTAGACACTCGTGGTTTAAAACCATTTGATAAGAAGTCTAAAGGTTTTGATGGACTAAGTTCTGCTGCTGAATCATTTGGTTGTAACCCATATTCTAAAGGGTTAGTCGTTTCTCTTACCGAATCAACTACCCACCAAGCCTCTGTACCAGAAGATTTCTTCACTATAATCCAAGCTGGCCTGAACCCTGTGTGTACAAACGGTCCATCTGCATTTCCGTTTCCAATGTAGGAACCAACCTTTGAGTAGCCTTCAACGCTGTGGAAACAGTAGGCTATCATATTATCATTATTATTAGCAGCACTTGTGTTGTATTCAAAAACTGTAGACGTAGGGTTGGTGTCAAAAAATCCAGCGATTTCACCCCCAGTCGTAAATATTAATCGTTTAGATGTTGGGTCACTTAATCCAGTGTGGTAAATATCCCAGTTGTAACCTGTAGTTCGTGATTTTACTATCATCATTTCGGGTGCAGAACTTAATCCGTGTGCAATCAAGTTATCTGCACTGGTTGTATACTGCCAACTTACAATACTAAACCCAGCCGTTGTATTTACCTGACCAGAACTATCTACATTCCCAACGCTTGTTGCTGAAGCATCGTTGCTAAACGCTGTGCCAGCTAACCAATTCCAAGCTACATGAGCATCGCCAGATTTATTTGCTCCAACGTGGTTTCCAAGTGTAAACCCATCAGTGCCAAAAGCAGTTAAACCAGTAGCACCATCTCCACCCTCATTTTCATAGTAAGTTCCAGAAGGATATAAAGTTTTTTCCACACCCCTCACACTGTCATAAACCCTGTGGTCATAAGCAGATGCTCTGTTCTTGACCCAAACCCAATCTGGACTAAAACCAACGCCTGTTATAGCATTAGTTGAAGCATTGCCAGTATAAAGCACTGTGTTAAAATTCTCAGTGCCATCAATAATCTCTGGTTCAGGTAAATTCTGCGAACACAGAGCAAGGAAGCCGCTTGGCGGTGCGTAGTAAAAGTCACCCACACCCTCGCCATCTGCATTGCCTTGTGCTGTTTCATTGCCAGCAAATGAACTGTCTTGTCCAAAATTAACTACAAAAGTTCTTGCATTGCCTGTGCCGCTGCCAAAAAATGGAACCATCGTGCCGCCAAATTGGGGAGCAATTCCTGTTATCAAACCACCACTGCCAGCAGCAGGGTCGCCACTCGTTTGATAAGTTCCATTCAAACCGTGATAAAGTATTCCATTGTCAGCATCGTAGGCAATCTGGCAAATATCCCCAGCAGACCAATTGGTCATAGATATACCGGTGGTTGCTTGTGCGCCAGCAGTGGCATTTTTCCAACTAATTCCAGCAGAACCATTATTGTAAATAAAGTTAAATCCAATATTTGCTTGGGGGTCAGATTGACCAGCCTTACCTTGCTCACACACACCAAACTCACCGTGAGTGCTACTCATACGAATTTCCCAGTACCACTTGCCGCTTGTAAGGCCGAAAGTGCCTCTGGAATTGTAATTATAGTCTGACTGAGCGTATTGTAAATTGCCCTCAGAGTAAGTTGTGCTGATGTTATCAAGTGGATTAACTGTGCAAAAGTTATTCGTGGGAGAGTCTAAAACGACATCGGATGCAACTAAATTTACGACTGTCCAATCATTAGTGTTAGAGCTTTCATCATCACCGATTGCGCTGGAATCATCGAACGGCAAGTAGAATCCGTTTGTTCCAAATGTCAAACCGCTAGCATCTTTGGGAACCCATATACCGTCTTTAGTCTCCCCAAAGCTAGCAGCAGTCAGGGCTGTTCCGTCAATAAAATTAACTTCGGCTAGATAACCATCTAGGTGGTAGTCTGACCCATCATAGGTTGAAATCTCGTGCTGGGTTGTAGTGTTAAAACCACTTGTTGCATTTTGAGAGGGATAGGGTGCTTGAGAATAACCACCGCCACCGTTTGCAGTATCAGATTGGTCAACTCCATTTACATAGATTTTAACTCTGTTTGCTTCCGTTCCATTCGTACTGTCAAAAGTTACGACCACATGATACCAAGCTGATGAGTCCCTAAAGACCATGTTAGTTAAAAAATTATTACCGTTAGCTGCTTCAAGTTCCACTTTGAGCGTATCGTTAGTCATAAAAAGAATTTGTGAACGCTCACCAGACCCTGGATATTGATGTAAAACTTCTTGATACGTACCAAACACACAACGCTTATACCAAAAACTGTAAGTAAACGTTGTAAGACTACCCTGACTTGAAGGAGTCCGTTTCAAGTAAGGGCTATCGGCATCATTAAATTTTAAAGACTGGCCTATGTTGTACGGATAAAACCCTGTGCTTACTTCACCTGAACCATGACCTTTTATAACACTCATGTTATACCCCTATGTCAGAGCGGCTGAAGCTGAAACCAGTATTGTATTAGTGCCACTTGCTGCTGAACAATAATAAGCCAGATGATATGTGCCAGTTGCTGAAATAGCAGTTAATGATGCCGCACTTATTGCTACACTGGCATGAGCCGCAATAGCGTGATTACCACCATTTACAAACATAATATTTCCGCTTTGTCCTGCCACTGGATTTGTAAAAGTAAGCGTCAAACCGCCAGACGCTGTTGACTTAAAATCGTTGCCAACAGCCAAATCAAAGCTGCCATCGTTGTCTGTGGTAACGTGACCAGATGCCCTGCCAGCTACAGTAACATCATCACCCACAACAACATCACCGCCAGAAATTGTGCCAGTAGTAGTAATAGATGATGCACCGTTATCTATGTTGCCAAAGCCAGATGTAATGCTGCCACCAGTGCTTAATGTTTTATTAGTAAGTGTGTCGGCTGAGATAAGTGACACTAGCGTTGAGTCAGCGCCAATTGGCAACAACATACTGTTGGTTATACCAGAGCTATGAAGTTGTGCTTTAAGGGTTTGACCGTGTGAATTATCTGAGCAATTCAAAGTTAAAGTGCCAGAGTTTGTATTGCCTCTTACAATTACAGTGCCAGTGCCGTGTGGCGCAAGGTCAATGCTTCGATTACTGGATGAGACAATATCTCTAGTCAAGACATCCAAGTCACCGCCTAATTCTGGGCTAGTATCGCCAACAACATTTGTTAGTGATCCAGCACCATCATTGCCTGAGTAACTAAACTGTACTGTAATGCCATCATTGTTGCTAAACGTGCCGTTTGAGACAACGTGGGTTACGGCAATCTTGCTATATCCAGATGCGTTAGTGACTGCACCGCTAACCTTAAACATAGCATAGGTACTAGCAGTGCCTTCTTTAGTTACAAGTATTATACCGCTAGCCGTGGCATTAGATACGTCATCAAAAGACTGCACAAAAGTGCTTATGTCCACGCCATTGTCATCATTGTCATCTACAAATATTACGCTCGCAGAACTAACTGTGCCGTTGTTAAAGGCTAACTTGCCCCCGCCTGGATCAGCGTCAGATGTAGAATTGCTAAAAGTCAAAGCCAAACCAGCGTTAGAGCCAGCAGCACCAGTTGACCCAGTGTTACCAGTAGCCCCTGTGTTGCCTGTTACAAGCCCAAAGGCCAGTGCTAACGCGCCAGAGCTTGCAGTGTAGGTTGCCGCAGCCGTAGGCGTTCCACCAGCACTCACGGCTGATACAGACGATGTTACAGCGTCAATTTTACCTTCAGTAACAACCAAGTTACCAGAGCTATCAAATCCAAGTATCTTATTAGCGCGTGCTGTTGCGTCAGCAGTAAACTCAGAGGTAGCAATCACATTGGTTTGTGACACTTTTAATGACCGCCCAATGTTTTCTTCTAGCTCTTGGGTAATAAGAGTTAACTTATCAAGCGCATCTTCATGGCTGTCAGCAGGGAACGGATCGTTTGGAGTGTAATCCGTTAGCTGTGTACGCGCTGTGTTTCTAATAAGAACGACTGTTTGACCAGATGCAGGGGTGTTACCGCTA